GCCTGGTTGATGTCGCCCGCGCCCATGGCCGGCTCGAGCTGCGCGAGCTCGTCTTGCGCGTTCTGTTTCGACTCGGTGCGGAGAATGTTTCCCTCGCCAATGGCACGCTGGCCCACTGAGTTCTGGGCATTGTTGACATTCCGCATCGCCCCGGCTCCGCCGGTTCTGGCCTGAGCTGCCTCTGAGCCGCCAATGGCCGATGCAGCACCTCTCGCATTGCGGACGGAGTCGGCGAACGTCTGCTGCCAGGCGCCGTTTCCGGTTGTTGCCTGCTGCTGAAGTTGGCCCAGCAGGCTCTGCATGCGCTGACGCTCAGCGTCTGCTTGCGTGGTGTCGACGCTGGCGCCAGGCGCGTTTGGGTCGATTTGCTTCGGATGGTTGCCCATCAACTGGCCCACGCCCTCGCTGCCGAGCAGTGTCTGGCCACCGAAGAGCCCGAGCGGATCAGCCACGCTTCGCAGGAAGTCCCAGCCGCTGCTCCAGTTCCCGAAGGTGCCCATGTCGTTACCCTACACTCTGTGCGGCGGGGAGGCGATTGACGCCCTTCTTCAGTCCAACCTCAAGCGCCATGGCTTGAATACCAAGAAGCACGTTTGCATTGAGCGTGTTGCCAACCTCGCTGAATGTGAATCGCACTGACTTGCACTTCTGATGAGCAAGCTTGTGCCGGAGGTCCGTGACGTCGCTTCCGGAGACTCCACTCATGTCGATATTCTTGGTGTACGCGCCCGATGAAAATCCCGTGTCATCGAAGTCGACAGTCATGGTCAGTGTCGAGGCCAGCGGCGCGGCAATGGGCGTCCCGCTCAAAAAGAGCATCCTCACTCGCTGGAAGCCCTCAAGGGCCCCGGGCCTGAGCCAAGACGTCTGTGCTGTAGTCGTCACCTTCGTCTGTCCGGCCACGCCAATGTTGTCGTCGAACACTCCAACCGTTTCGGCGTTGATGCCGGCGGTAGGACTGATGACCGTGTAACTGCCGCCAAGCGGCCACCAGATGGCGTCGCTGAACTGCGCTGGCAAAAACCCGCCTCCGTAGAGAAACACGCTCCACTGGGCCGGCTCGGAATAGTAACTGTAGACGAGCGTCGCGCCGACGTTCTGCATGTTGAAGCGGCACTCTTTGCGATCGGCCATCAACACGGCGGACGTGCATGTGGTGCCGTCATACGCGGCGACGCCCTCGCCGATGTACCGCACCGACAGGTCTCGCCCGAGCAGGTGCCAGCCTTTCTGGGACTTGAAGATAATTCCGTTGGGCATCACCAGGACGCTGCGAACGTCCTGACAGCCGACGTCGGATGGAATCTCCTGCGGCTCAGAGAAGTTGTTGTTTCCGCCGCTCGGGTTTGGGCCGTCGCCGTAGACGACGTAAATCTTTCGGGCACAGAAGATGACGGTCTTCTCGTCGAGGGCCGCAATAGACACGGTCCCGCCGGACTCGGCCGGCACAAGGCCGCCCAGCGTCGTGTCGCCGAAGAGACCAGCAAACTGCAGCCCGAAGCCGTTGAGCAGTTCCTGCGAATATCGGTACTCCAGCGGCGAGTCTTCACTCAGCAGCCAGAGTCGGTTGCGAGAGACGAAAATGGATGAGCACGGCGGCGGGGCGTCATTGGGGAGCGTCGTCCCAGCCTCATTGGGCTGGTTGTACAGCACCTCATTGGTGACGAGGGTCGTGTCCGACGTGGTGACGGTGATTGTGACCGAAACGGCCGCCTTGGTATTTAGCGTTGTCGTGAATGGGTTGGTGACGCGGAAGAAAGTGAGGCCGCTGGCCGTCGTCATGTAAACCGCAATCGTCACGCCTGACTTTTGCGTGAGCTGAAGCGTCGCCACCTTCGCGGTGATGGTATTGTTTCCGCCTCCCGCCGTGACTGACGCGGCTGTCGATGGAGAGGACTGGTGTCTTCCCCCGTTGGCGTCGACCCATTCGTAGACCGCCACCACTTGGTGAACCCCATCGGTGACAGTGCCGCCGGCGCCGATGGCCACGCCGACGTTCTCCGGGAAGAGGTTGAACCCGTGCTCTGTCAGGCTTGAGCCGTCATATGCGCAGAGTTGCCCGCCAGCGAAAAATGTCGTGGGTCCCAGTTGGGCCGTCTGTGGTCCAGTAGACGTATTGGGGGTGAGCAGCGCCCCAGAAAGGCCGGCCTGGGTCAGGGGAACCGTGAACGAGGCGTTGCCCGTGAGAAGTGTATTCGTAATCTGCGGAACGGCGGTCAGGAATCCAGAACCAACCGACGGACTAGAGCATGGAGTGCAAATTTGGAGATTGGCATTGGGGTTGTTGCCGAAACTCCCATAGAGCGCCTTGGCGACGACGGAGCCAGAGGAGCCGTCGAGCGTAAAAAATGCGTTCTGAATGGCGCTCCCGTTTCCGCCGCCCGCGCTGCTGAAGGTGAAGCAGGGCAGCGTCGTGACGGTGTTGCTACTGGAGGAGAACGCCTTCCCACAAATCCATGGCCCCTCAACGCCATTCGCCGCGCCAGCTCCGTACGTCTGGGAAAACTTGTTGCTATTGCAGAGCGTGGAGGCGGCCACCAAGACAGTCAGCGTGGGGCCAACCGTAACCGTCGAAATGGGGGTGACGATGGCGGTGACCGCGCCCGACTGGACCTGATCAGAGAAAACCTGAAGCCCATTGATGCCGCCGGATATCTTCTGCGTCGCGGTGATGTGGCTTTCGGTGGCAACTTGCGTGAACGCCGCCACAACGGTCGGGCCCGAAGACACGTTAAAGTTGGCATCAACGACGGTTCCTACAATGCCTGGCGTGGCTGCTGTCTCGACGATGAAGACGCCCGCCACCCCCGTCGCATATGTGGCGACTGCAATTCCCCAGATGTTTGCCGTTGGAACGGAGGCGGCCGTCACCGTCTGCGTCAGGGCGAACGAAAGCGTGACCGTGGTACCGGAGCGACCAATCAGCGCCCGGACAACGCTTGAAACGCCGTCGTTGTAGCGGCAGACAACCATTGCCTGGTTGTTGAATCCGATGCCCGATGCATTGAAGAAGCAGGCGTCGAAGTTCTTCACGACGATATTGGCGTCGGTGACGAGGGTGGTGGCAGCACCGAACGCCCCGGCCGTCGTCACCGCGAGCGCCTGGAGCTTGTGGCCGCCCGTGGTAGTGAGCCAGGAAATGATGAACCCGCCAGCATGGTCGTAGACGACGCGCGGACAGATGGCGTTGGCGTCCGTCACAGCTACGGCGTTGTCGAGGATTTTGGTCCCAGTGGCCTGGTCGACAAGGGTGTAGTTGATGCCGTTGACGGTGCCCGCCGCGCTGAGATCTCTCCATGCGTAGAGCGCGACAGCGCCAGAGTAGGCGACGTCCATTGAATCCACGGAGCCGGTGCCGGCCTTAACTGGCAACAGGCTGACATTGACGTTGGCGAGCGTCCCGGACTTGGCCACGGTGGCCGACTCGGCCGTAGAGTACGAGGCGACGGACGAACCGTTGACGGTGAGCAGCTCGTTGCCATGAAGCGCCAGCCCGTTGCCTGTCGACGACGCGCTCGTTGCCGTGAGTCCGTAGCGGCGGCGCGGCGTGCCGTCCTGCGAAATGCTCATGTTGGACAGGCTGAGCCACTTCCCAGGCACAACCAGCTTGGACTGCGTGCGAGTGTCCTGACCCTGCGTGAATGCAATGGGCGCAACCTGGAAGTTGAGGCTCATTGTTCCGCCAGGAAGGTGAAGTCGAAGTCGCAACTCCCGCCGGCCCCGATGGCAACCTCCACACTGCAGACTCCGGCTGGCGAAATGGAGATGGCCTGTGGATTTCCACCGTTGCCTTCAACGGCCTTGCGTTGCGTCTCCTTGGGACGGTAGCCGGACGGGAAGGTTCCCACGGCCGCGCCGCCGCCACAGCCGGCCGCACACACCAGCACGCCCTTGGTGCGCACGACATTGAAGCCGTCCCTGTAATAGGCGGCCACAGCAAAAGCCCCGCCGATGTTCGCGAAGGCCTTGACGAGCGGGAACGCAATCCATACAGGAGCGCCCCCCATAAGGGGCGTCTTAGCCAGCGCCCTGGAGATGGGGTCCACCGTTTTTCCGACGTTGTCCTGCACCCGTGCCAATTCGGACGAGCCCCGGATGCGGAGGAATTTGGTCGGCGTCGTCATTTAGAGAAAGTCCGGCCCCCCGCCGTAGAAGTCGCTCGTCGGGCCCCAGTCGCCTAGATCCCACCACCAGCCCGGCGTCGCTCCTCCCACGAGGTAGAGGTTGCTGCCGAATAGCGCGTACTGCATCGAGCGAGCTCGACGGCCGTACGTGTCGACGATGCGCGAGGGGTTGCCGGCGTCGCGGCTCTCGGACTCAGCATCGATGCGCTCCGTCTCCTCTTTGATGGTGATGAGGTAGGGCGTGATGTCGCTCTCCTCTTTGCGCATCGCCTTCACACACGCCTTGGCGACAATGAGCGCGTCCCACCGGTTGATGCTCACCGCGTCGGCGATGGTGTCCGAGTCGCCCGACAGTAGCGTCACGCGCGGGATGTAGAAGAGCCGCACCGTCTGCCCAGCCGCCGGAATCTGCGTGTTGAAGAGCGAAATGACGTTGACGTCGGCCATGGGGAACGGCCTCAGCGATACCCACTGCTGGGGCGACGTCACCTGCACTGAGACATTCAGCAGCTTGAAGAAGTCCGCCGGCAGCGCGAATTGCTGGTTGGTGCCGTCGGTGGTGAAGAGGTAACCCGTCGATGGGCTCTGGACGAAGTACCTCGAGCCGAACGCCTGTGCGAGCTGGCCGTAGACGGCCCCGTATGCGTCGTTGATGTAGTCGTTCCACTCGCTGTCGGAGATGAATGAAGAGTTGACGTTGTCGGACTCTTCTTTGCAGCGAGTGCGCAGTTGGAGAAGGGTTGTCACCGCCGTTGCTCCTCGCGCTCAAGACGACGCCCGAAGCGAGTCGGGCGCCGGTTC